GCACGCGGTTGCCCGCGACGACGGACACGCCGTCGATGGTCTGCTCACCGCTCAGGGTGAGGTTCGCCGTCGAAGCGGCGGCGACGGAGGGCTTCACGTCGAGGCCCGCGGCGACGCTGTCCACGTAGGCCTTCGTTGCCGCGTCGGTGGCGTCGGAGGGCGTGGCGAGGTTGGTGATCTTCTGGCTGTTGACTGAGAGCGAGCCCGTGAGCCCGCCCGACGCCGTGCGGAGGTTGCTCTCCGACTGCGCGCCCGTGGTCACGTCGCTCGTGGTGGCGAGGTTGGTGCCCGACTTCTGGAGGGTGCCCGTGAAGTTGAAGGCCGCGGTGAGGTCGATCTGCGACGAGTCGGCCTTGCCGGTCGACTGCGGGACTTGAAGGGCCTTGAGGTCTTGAGGCATGCGATGTGCTCCGTGAAAAGCGCCGCCCTATGCGGCGCGTGGGTGACAGTGAATGGCTACGGCGCGGCGCCGACGGCCTTGCGGTAGCGCGTGGCCCACGTGGTCTGTGACCACACCGAGGTCTCGACGCCCGCGCGCAGAATCGAGCCGTCGAGCAGGTTGCCGCCGCCGTTTGCGCCGATGTGCCACGAGCCCGCCGCGCCCCACGCGAGAGGCGACGCGACGCTCTTCGAGGCGACCTGACGGCCGTCGACCCACAAGCGCAGCGTCGATCCGTCGTAGGTGAGGCCGACGAGGTGCGCGCGGTTGATCTCGACCTCACCGGACGACGACGAGACCGTGTCCTCGGCGGGCGACGCGCCGAACGCGCCGAAGCCCCGCACGACGCCACCCGGGAGAATGTCGATGAAGGCCCCGTACGGTGACGTCCACGTCGCGCCGTAGTCGCGCGCGATGACACACCCGGCGACGCTGGGCATCGTGCGGAGCACCACGAGCGCCCACATGGTCACGGCGGTGATGGTGGCCGTCGACGGGTACACGCCCGAGCCGCCGTTCACCTCGCTTGTCGAGGCGCCCGTGCATCGGAGCGCCGTGCCCGCGAGCGGAGAGAGCGCCTCGGTGTATCCGATCTGCGCGGCGCCCGCGTCGGCGAGCGAGCACGACACAGAGCCCGTCGAGGCGAGCGGCGAGGCGCCCTCGGAGCACTCCCACAGGAGCGCGCTCGACCCCGCGGGGCGACGCAGCGCGAGGAGGCGGTCCAGCACGGTCGATGACGGGAGGGCCTCGGGGGCGCCGTCTGCGTCGAGGCCGAGCATCGTCGAGGGCGTGGCGTCGGTGGGGATCAGCACCGCTTCGAGGTTGCGTGCCATCTCAGACCTCCACCGCGAGCATCTCGCCCGTGACCGCGACCGAGAAGAGCACCTTCACCTGCCCCGTCGCCGAGTTGACGGTGCACGTCGGTGAGAGCGTGCCGCCCTCGGTGCGCACTGCGTCGATGGCGTAGACGCCGCTCCCGCTGTCGTAGACCTGTGCCTCAATGGTGCCGTGCCACCGGCCCGAGCCCGACGCTTGGAGCGCGCGCCCGCTGAGGCGCACGTAGGCGGGGAAGCTGCCGGGGGTGAGGGTGATGAGCGTGGCCGCGGTGAAGGTGAGCGTCGTGCCGCCCCCGCCTCCGCTCGCAGCCGGCGCCCAGGTGGTGCCGTTCCACGTGAGCGCGTCGCCCACGCTCGGTGCGGTGTCGGCGATCTCGCGGCCCTGCAGGTAGCCCGCGTCGGCGAGTGTCGAGCCCCCGTCTTCGCCGTCGTAGGTCGCGCCCCCCGGGTCTGCCGCGCGGAGGCACTGGAGGGCGAACGAGCGCCCGACCGCGCACCAGGCGCCGCCGTCCCACGCGACCGCGTCGACCGCGGGGGCGTAGGTGCTCACGTCGGAGGGGACGGGCGCGCGCAGGGGGCGCCACGACACGAGGTCGTTCGAAGACCAGAGGTACGGGGCCACCGCAGACGAGGCGATCCACTGCCCCGACGCGTAGCGCAGCGAGGTGATCTGCACCGGCTTGAGCGTCGAGCTCGGTGTGATCGTCGACCACGTCGTGCCGCTGTCGGTGGAGCGGTAGAAGTCGCCGACGGTGGTGCCGCTCGTGCGACGCCACGCGATCACCTCGCCGGTGGCGCCGAGGGCGAGCTGCCACGCGGCGGAGGTCGCCGAGACGGTGCTCTTGTACGCGAAGACGTCGCCGTCAGCGCTCGCGTAGACCTGCCCCGACTGCGTCGTGAAGAGGTAGCGGGAGCCGTCGTAGACGGTGCTCCACCCGTCGCCGCTGCGCGCGGTGCCCGTGGTGCCGCCGTAGGTCGCCCAGGTCGCCCCGCCGTCGTCGCTGCGAACGCCGCCCGACGCCGAGATGGCGAAGATTCGCGAGCCGTTCGACGCGAACTCACGCACCGCGCCCGACGACACGCCCGTCGCGAGCGTCCACGCGGTGCCGCTGGTGCCAACGGGACCCGTGCCCGCGCCCGCGTCGAGGGCGCCGTAGTAGAGGTTGCCGGAGTCGTCGCCGAGGAGCCACTTCGACCCGATGACGGCGAGCGCCGTGAGATACGCAGCGCCGCTCGACGGCCCGTTGGTGCGCGCCACCCATTCGGTGCCCGTGCGAGAGACGCGAATCGTCGTCGTGCCCGACACCTGCCCGATGGCGACGTAGCGGAACGCCTGCCCCGTCGCGTCGACGGTGGCCGTGTCGACCGCGAAGCGTCGGTAGGTCTCCGAGTCGAGCTCGGTGCCGTGGCTGTAGCGCGTCCAGTGCTCGACGTTGGGGCCGCGCAAGAAGTCGAGCCACGCGCCCTGCCGGTTCCAGATCCAGTTGAACCACTGCGCGGGGGCGCGCTCGCCCGTCGAGAACCCCGCCGCGGCTGCACCGCTCGGGGGCTGTACCATCGTCGAGTCGCTGCCCCAGCGCGGGACCGCGTCGGGCCGTGCTCCTGGCTCCATCACATCACCCCTACGAGCACGCCGCCCGCTGCCTGAGTCGTGTCCGAAAAGCCGCGGCTCGCGTCGGCCTGCACGCGCATCATCGAGGTCGAGAACGCGAACGTCGCGCCCGCGGGAACGTCGATCACCTGGAGCCCGACGCCTGCGCTTTTCGCCCGCCGCAACACGCGGCGCATCACATCGACGGGGATGCCCACCGCGGCGTCAGGCTCGACGATCGCCGCGGCGGGGAACACCTCGCGCAGCGTGAACGCGTCGGAGCCAACGAGCGCGAGCGCCACGCGCGCGATGTCGTCGCCCGTGCCGCTCGCGTGGAGCGCCGCGACGCACCCGTGCAGTACGCGGCGGTAGACCGCGTCGAGCATCGACGGGGGCCGCGGCGTGTCGAAGAGGTCGCCGAGCTGGTCGAGCGCGTCGCCCTCGCTGTTGTCGATCGCGAGGCCGTAGAGCTGCCACGCGGCCGTCTCGATCGCCTGGATCTCGTCGAGGTACGTCGTGAGCAGCGCATCGAACGCGGGCTTGCCGCGGAGCTGCTGGATCACGCGCGCGAGGCCGACGGCGCGGACATCGGTGACGGCTGCGTGGGCGGCGATGCGCGTCGGCTCGCTCGCGGTGCTCACGGCGTCACCGTCACGACCGCCACGCGAGCTGCCGCGAGCTTGAGAATTTCTCGCGCGCTGGCGGGGAGGTTCGCCTCGAAGACCGAGCCCGACGACAGCCCGAGGCGTACGCGCGTGCAGTCGATCACGCCGACGACGGCCTTCGCCGCCGCGATGATGTTGCTGCGCCGGATCGGGGCGCCCGCGAGCTGCCCCGTGGTGACCGCTGCCACCGCGGCCTTCAGCGCATCGGCGCCCGCGTAGATGGCCGGGTCGATCTCGACGGAGACCTCCGCATACGCCTCGACGAGCGCAGGGCGCGTCCACCGCACCGTGCGCACGGCGCCGCCCGCGTCGGTGGCCGTGCCCGAGGTCGAGCCGTAGGTGCGAATCCCGCCCGCCTTCGAAGCCCACAGCGCCGCCGCGACGGCCGTATCCGTGCCGCCCTGGACGATCGCCTCGAGCGAGTGCGGAGGGAGGCCTCCGCGGTAGCGCAGGTCTTCGTCGGTGTCGTTCTCGTCGACGGTGACGGTGGCGACGCCGGTGACGGCCACGAGTCTGCGGCGCACGGCGTCGATGACGCTCTCGCCCTGCGCGAAGAGCTCGGCGCGGCGTCGCACGCGCAACACCGGGTCGCCCTCGGCGGGCGCTCCCGGCACGGCGTCGGAGGCGTTCGTGACGCTCAGCCAGCCCGTCACGGGCGTCGCGATGCCCGTGAGCGTGCCCGCGTTGGCCGTGAGCGTGCCCGCGGCTTCGGCGCGCGCGTTTACGGTGACGTTGGCCGTCGAGCCGGTGCTGTTCACCGCGCTCGTGAGCGTGACCCATCGGTTGGCGGGCTGCCCCGCGACGTACGCCACGGAGCCCGCGGGGATCGTGCGGCCCGCGCCGACGGAGAGCGTCAGCGTGACGGTGCCGAAGGTCGCCGCGCGCCTCGTGGTGCCCGTGAGGCCCGCGAGCGCGTCGAGGCCCGCGAAGCTCGCGCCCTCCGACGTACGCGAGCGGTACACGAGGCCGATCGCCTCCCACGCGCTCGCGAGGGCCGCGGTGAAGACGCCGTTGATCTGGCCTTCGGGGCTCTCCGCGGAGGTCGCGTCCCAATCCGCGCCGAGGGCGGGTGACGCGCGCTGCGCCGCCGCGAGGTCCGCGAGGATCTGCGGCCCGGTCTTCTCGACGAAGCCTTCGGCGGTGAGCCCGTATGTCACGCGGCCACCCGCGCGCCCGCCGTGGTCGCGTCGTCACCCGCCACGAAGTCGGCGAAGTCGAGCACGTCGCCCGTGGTCGCCGTCACGCGGAAGCTCAGGGTCGCGCGGCGGGTGCGGCTGTCGACGTTGAACGTGAACGCGTCGAGGCTCGCGACGCCCGGGCACGTCGTGATCGCGCGCCGAAGCGTGCTCTCCGCGAGCGCCTGCGCGCCTTTGACGCCGAGGAACAGCAGCCACGGCACGCCGACGGAGGTGTCCGCGAACCACTCGCCCTGCCAGAGCCGAAGCCGCATCTGGAGGCGCTGCCGCAGCGCGGCGGGGCCCGTGACCACCTCGAGCCGCCCACGCGACACGAGGAGGTCGCCGGTCGCGGGGTCGAGGGCGAGGGCGCGCACGCACGGAGGGTGCGCGGCCTCGCGCGCGCGAGGCTAGACAGTGGTGGCACGGTCGCGCGGACGGAGCCCGGTGACAGGCGCGCGGGGTGCGGCGTAGGATGCGCGCCTATGACCCTGCGTCTCCTCGTCGCCGCGCTCTGCGCTCTCGTCGTCGCCTGCGGCTACGAGTCTCCCGCCGCCCGCTGCGAGCTCGGGCGCTCGCTCGCGTGCGTGTGCCCCGGTGGAGCGCCGGGCGCGCAGGAGTGCGGCCCGTCGGGCGTGTGGGGCCCATGCGCGTGCGCTGCCCCCGATGCTGCGCCGGTCGATGTTGTCGACGCCGATCCGGTGGACGTTGCCGGGCCTGATCCCGTCGCGTGTCGAGGGCCCTGCGCGTCGGCCAATGACTGCGAGCGATCGTGCCGCGTCAGCGCGACCGACCCGTCTTCGTACTGCTGCGTCGAGGGGCGCTGCGTCGCCGGGATGGTCGCGTGCCCGGGCATTCCGAGCGACGCGCGTCTTTGCTCGTCGGGCCTGTGGGCTCCGGTGTGCGAGCGGCTCGCAGACTGCGCCCTCCTGTGCGGCGACCAGTGGTCGTGCGTGCGCCCGTCGACGGGGCTACCTCGCTGCGCGCGGACGAGCCCGCCGGACGCCGGCGCCGACGCCGCGGCGGATGTTCATGAGGCTTCACGCGACGCTGCGATCGCGGTCGATGTCCCGCGCGACGTCGCCCCCGACGCGCCCTGCACCGCCATGTGTGGCGGGCGATGCGCCGACACGACGCGCGATCCAGCCAACTGCGGCGCGTGCGGCGTCGGGTGCCCCGCGCGCACCAACGCGACGGGCGCGTGCGCCTCGAGCTCGTGCGCGATCGCGTGCAACGCGGGCTTCGCCGACTGCGACGGGCGCGCCGCCAACGGCTGCGAAGCGGACCTCTCGACGCCCATGTTCTGCGGCTCGTGCGCGACGCTGTGCCGTCCGGGTGTCGCGTGCGCCGGTGGCGCGTGCACGGGCTGCCTGCCGAACATGGGCGACTGCGACGGCCTCCCGGCCAACGGCTGCGAGGCAGACCTGCGCTACGACGCGTTCAACTGCGGCGCCTGCGGGCGCGCGTGCTCTGGCAGTTGCTTCGGGAGCGCCTGCCGCTAGGTCGCCTTCGTCTTCGTCGCGGCCACGGTCGCGGGCCACGACGCCAGCGCCGCCATGATGGCGGCCTTGAACGCCGCGCCGCCGTCGCCGGGCACCACGGGCGCGGCGTTGATCGCGGTCTTGAGCGCCATGAGCTGCGTCGTGACGAGGTTGGCGAGCGCCACGAGCTCGCCCGCCGCGCCGCCGAGGTGCACCACGCCCGCCGTGTCGACCTCGAGCACCGTCGCGTCGCCCTGGGTGATGCGCATCGTACCGTTCGCGAGGAACGCCACACGGGCCCCGCTGGCGTCGCTCCCGAGCACGAGCCCTGTGTCGCCCGACGGCGCGTGCGCGAGGGCCTTGCCGCGTGTGTACAGCCCCGGGAGCGCGACCGCGTGCGCCAGGTGCTGCCGTCGAAGGTCGCCCGGGTCGGTGACGTCGCCCGTGCCCGTGCGCCAGTGCCCGATCGCCGACGTGTTGCAGAGGAGCTGCACCGTGTCGCCGGGCTCGAGGCTCATCGCGAGGAACCACGCCCCGACGCGCGGCCACACCACCGGGACCGACGGCAACACGGGCAGCTCTTCGAGCGCATACGAGCCGTCGGGCTGCGGCACCTGCTGGCGGATCAGCGGCACGATGTCGGCCGTCTGCGTGTCGGCGTGATACTCCTGCACGCGCCCGGGGTAGGCGACGTGCGTGCGCAGCGCGGACTGCTCCTCGCGGGCCTCCGCGAGCGCGCGCTCGCTCGGGTAAGTCTCTCGCTCGCCGCTCATTCGACCCCCGTCTGCTGCGTCGTGCCGGTGCCAAGGAGCGGCGGTCGCGGGCGGTGTAGCTCCAGCGACGCCGTCCATTCGGGGCCGTGCGTGTCGCCCGCGTATTCGGCCTTCGAGATGCGCCACACGCCGCGCACCACGTCGGAGTCGAGCACCACCTGCTGGCCCGGCACGAGGCCGGGGATCAAGAGCGTCTTCACGTTGCAGGTGCGCCGGTTCACGACCTCTGGCGCCCCGATGAGCCCGGTGTCCGGACCGAGCGAGAGCGCCTCACGCGCGAGCGCGCCGCCCCGCGGGAGGATCTGCAGCGCGCCGTCTTGGATGCTCCACGTGAGGCCGATGCTCGAGGTGAGCCGCGTGAGCTCCTCGGCCGCGAGGCCGTAGAGCATCGTCCCCTCGGGGAACACGCCGTCGAGGCCGCCGAGGGTCGCGCCGCGCAGCGCGCTCGCGGCGTTGCCCGCGCCGACGCCCATCGCATCGGCGATGTGCTGCACCACCTGTTGCACGCTGCTTCCGCTCGCGAAGCTGCGGCCCACGCGCGCGTTTCGCAGCGCGTGTTCGCCGTCGCCCGCGGTGATCTTCACGATCCAATCGGCGCCTTCGCGGACGGGGATCGTCTTGCGCTTGTCGCCGCGGAAGATGAGGCTCATCCCTTCGGCGTAGCCCGCCATCACCTCGACGAAGGTCGTGCGGCGCGGGCTCGCAAGAATCTCGTCGCGGTGCTCTTGAGTCAGGTTGCGCACCTCGAGTTCGGCCGTACCCGCGTACCCGTAGAGACTGCGCGCAGCCTTGAACTTGATGGCGCACTGCGACACGTCGAGGGTGCCGATCTGCACGCGCCAGCGCCGGTTGAAGAGCCTCACGCGGCCATCTCGACGGCGGTGACGTACATGAGCGCGAAGCGCGCGCCCGGGTCGCCGAGGTCGGCGAAGCTGGGGTCTGCGTCGTTCGCCCCCGTTGAGTCGACCACGATCAACTCGCCCGCGGGGCGCCGCGTCGACACGCACCCGCGCAGGAGCGGCACCCCCGTGTTGAGCGGACACCCGACGCGCACGGCCACGCCCTCGGCGTCGGCGATGTCGAGAAGCCACCGTCCGTCACGCTGCGACCATCGGAACGTGAGCACGAACGAAACGCCGTCGAGAGCGGTGATCTGCGACCACGACGAGACGCCCGCGGGGGTGCAGGGGACGAAGTAGCTCACGGGGCCCTCGCGGCGGTGCGCGCAGTAGTCGCCGGTGCGCCCCCGTCGAGGGCGCGCGCCAGAAAGCTCCGGTTGTCGGCGGGCTGCACCGCGCGGGCGGCGGGCACCTGCAGCCGCCGCACGGCGGGCACCGGGGCGCGCTGCGTCGTCGCGATGCGCAGCGCCTTGAACTCCAGCACGAGCGGGAGCGCCTGCCCCGTCTCGGCGTTCTGATCGACTTTGTACCGGGTGATCGCGAGGTTTTCGATCGTGCGAAGCGACGTCGTGAGGCGCACGGGCGTTCCGCTCGCCACGAGGCCTGCGAGGATCGTGTCGCACACGCGCACGCGGTCGAAGACGCCGCTCCACTGGAGCACGGTCGCGCGCCCGTCGCCGATGGGCACCACGCCCGGCGCGAGGCGGATGCCCTGCATCTGCGTCGAGGGGAGCACCAGGGGCGTGTTGCTGATGACGCCTTCGAGCGAGACGGTTCCGTTGACCGGGCGGATGTGATCGGTGATCGCCGAGCCGCGCTCGACGGGGAACTCCGTCACCTCAGCGGCGAGTTCGAACCCGCGCGACCTGGTGGCGTCGATCTCGAGCGCGCCGACCGCGCCCGCCGCGTCCGTCCATTCGATGAGGGTGCGCGTGGTCATTCGTCATCGTCCTCGACGGGGTGGTTACCGTCGCGCTGGTCTCGCGCCTGCTGCTCGAGGATCTGCCCCACGCGCGTCGCCACCTGCTGCGGGTCGGTGACGCCCGTGATGTGGAACACCGGGGCCGACACACGAGACACCGACCGCACCGACGTGCGCTGCGAGACGGAGCCCGGCGCAGCGACCGTGCGCAGCGCGGGCCCCGCGTTGATCGGTGCGAGCGCAGGGCCGGTCATGGCCGCGGTCGACGCGTTCGCGCCCTTCGGCCGTGCTGCGCGCCCTGTGCCCTTCGAAGGCCCCGCGGCCTCGTACCCTTCGCCCGGTGCGAGCGAGGCGCGCGCGCGGTCTGCGGCGTTCCGCTCGCGCGCCGCGTTCTCTTCCATGTGGCGCGCCTGCGTATCCTCGCTCGACTCGCCGAAGCTGCGCACGGCCTCTACCGCACGCTCTGCGGCCTCGGCGGTCTCGCGCCACAGGTCTCGCACTCCACGCACCACAGACTCCGTGGTGCCTACGCCAAACATCCGATCAATGAAGCGGCCGGTGGCCGAGTCGCCGCCCTCCATCATCGTGATCAGGTCATCCATCACCGCGATCACCGCGGCGACGGCTGCCGCAGTCGCGAGCACCGGGGCTGCGACGGGGAACCACGCGACCACGAGCCCCGACGCGACCGCAGCGCCTACGACGCCGAGGGCCGCGAGGGCGAGCTGCGCGACGTGGGTGCCGTTCGTAAGCCGCGCGAAGAGGCCCGCGAGCTTGGCGCCCTTCTCCGTCACCCATGAGAGCGCCGGGAGGAGCGCCACCGCGAGCACCGACCGCAGGGAGTCCTGCGCGC